GATGCCGTTTCAATGACTTTTGATGATTCCATCCCGCCTGCTGGCCTGGGTGATGACGCAGCCGAGTTCAGGCGCAAACGAGGACTTGCATGATCAACCCATACCCCCAGTACGATGACCGAGTGGGCGCGACTTCCCGCGACTTTGCAGGCGCTGGCAAGTTCAGCCTTTACGCCTTGGAGCGCATGCTGCGCGACTGCGCAGAGCAACCCGAGTGGCGCACCCGGGCCGCAATCTGTGGCGCGTATTACGACGGCAAGCAACTGACCGAGCTGCAGAAGTACAACATCCGCGCCGAGGAACTGGAAGAGCGCTCCATCAACCTGATTCGCCCGGTCATCAACTCTGTGCTGGGCCAAGAGGCCAAAAGCCGCACGGATGTGAAGGTGGAGTCCGATAACGACGATTACGCCGATGTGGCCGAGGTGGTGAGTTGCAAGCTGAAAGAGGCTGAGCGCGAGACACGGGCGCACATGGCGGTGTCGGACTGCTACGCCTCGATGGTGAAGAAGGGCCTGGGCTGGGTGCATGTGAGCCGCAACAGCGACCCTTTGGCTTACCCGTACCGCGTGGAGTCCGTGCCGGTTGATGAAGTCTGGTGGGATTGGCGCGGCCAGCGCGGCATGACGCTGCTGGATGGCTGCCGCTGGCTGGTGCGCAAGCGCTTCATTGACCTGGATGAACTGGAAGCCGGCATGCCTGAGCATCGTGAGGTGCTGCACCGCTCTGTGAATGGCTGGGAGAACTGGCTGGACAGTGGCAATGCTCTGTTGGCTGAGCCTGAGACGGTGAGCATGCGCGGTGCCTTTGAGAATGAGCGCCGCTTCAATGTGACGATCAGCAAGCAGGATTGGGTGGATTCGGCGCGCAAGATGATCAAGCTGTACGAGGTTTGGTACCGAGTGCCAGCGACTTGCGTTGTGCTGCACATGGGGCCAGGCAAGATCGTGGCCTATGACGAGAATGACCCGCGCCACATCGAGGCGGTGTCGCGTGGGTTGGTCAAGGTGACCAAGGGGATCACGTCGCAGATTCGCCGGGCGCTGTATGCCGGACCCCACCGGCTGCTGGATGAAGGCACCAAGAAGAAGAATTTTCCGTACATCCCCATGTTTGCCTTCCGGGATGACGAGGACAAGAGCCCTTACGGCCTGATCGACGGCATGATTGCCCCGCAGGATGAGTACAACGAGCGCCGGCTGCGCGTGCAGTGGATGCTCAAGAGTCGCCAGGTGCAGCTCGACAGCGATGCGCTGGACACGAACTACAACTCCATTGCGGACATTGCAGACGGCATCATGCGGCCTGACCTGGTGGTGATCACGAACCCGAACCGGCTCAATAAGGGCCAGGCGGTCCAGGTCAAGAACGAGCTGAGCATGCAGCGCGAGCAGTTTGAGGTGATGGCCGACTCCAAGCAGTTGATTCAGGACACGGCCGGACGGTACTCAAGCCAGATGGGCAGCGCCCAGGTGCAATCCGGTGTGGCCAACAGCTTGCTGATTCAGCAGGGCGAGCAGTCGATGGGGGAGATGAACGACAACTACACCTATGCTCGCCGCTCTGTGTTTGAGCAACTGGTGGATGAAATCACCGCCGATTACCGTGACGAACGCCTGCAAGTGCCAATTGGGACCGGCAAGACCCGCCGGGTGGTGGTGCTCAATGACTGGGCGCCTGATGGCATGCCCGTGAATCAGGTGAAGGACGCTGACATCAAGACATCACTGGCAGAGACACCCAGCACGCCGGCCTACCGCCAGCAGACCCAGCAGCAGATTGCCCAGATCATTCAGGCTTTGGGCACCAACCCGCAGGCTGTGGCGATTCTGGCACCGGCTTACATCGAGTCCACCAGCATGCCCAATCGCCAAGAGGTGGCCGACAGCTTGCGCAAGGCATCAGGACTGCCCATGCCCGGCGACAAGAACGGCCAGGCTCAGGCCGATGCGATGCAGCAGCAGCAACTGCAGCAGAAGATGCAGCAGGAGGCCGCAGCCGCTCAGGCCATCACCGACGACAAGGTGGCCAGCGCCGAGCGCAACCGGGCCAGTGCCCGCCAGGCCAATGCCGCCGCCGCACTGATTGAGCAGCGCCTGCAGTCGGGTGTGGCCGCCGATGAAGATCAAGCCAAGACGGCCAAGACCATGAGCGAGGTTGAGCTCAATGAGGCGCGGATCAAGCAGATGGCGCAGCAGGAGCAGGATCAGATGATCAATGACGCCTTGGCTGAGGCCATGGCTTAACCAAGAGAGCAAGACATGAAAACCTACATCGGAACCAAGATCATCAACGCCCAGCCAATGACTCGGGCCAGCTACAACGAGTACCGCGACTGGGTTCTGCCCGCCAACGAGAACGGCGATGACGACGGCTACCTGGTGGAGTACACCGATGGCGGCCAGCCGAACCACCCAGACTTTGCTGGCTATGTGAGCTGGATCCCGAAGGCGCAGTTTGACGGTGCCTATTTGTCCATTGGGGATGTATCGGGTCTGCCGCCCCACCAACAGCGCGTGGTGGCCGAGAAAGCTGAACTGGATGAAAAAACATGCAAGCTGGATTCATTTCAGCAAACGGCTATGTTTGCCAGCTTGTTTGAAGCCGAGCAGTTGCGCCTGTTTCGCCAAAGCCTTGTGATGCGTGCTTATTCTGGAATTCTCAAAGAGCGCATCCAAGCCTTCAGTACGCCCGACAAAGCAACATTTTTGGATGTGATGGCCGGTCGAGGCACGTATGAACCCGGCCCAGTCGTCACTGTGGAGTCACTTGAGGTTTCTGGATTGAGGCCAATGATGCGAGATGGATCACTAGCCGATCCTGAAAAATTTGGCGCTGTAACGATGGATGCAGCCATCGAACAAGAAATCCAAGCCAAGGGCCTGACCGCCCCGCGCGTGACGCCTGCTGACATCGAGGGCAACATTGCCAGTGAGCACTACTTCACGGCAGAGCAGGGCGCTTTCGCGGCGTTCTCACCGCCAAGCGGAGCCGACATCGTTCCGCCCTCTCTATCCCTTCTGACCTTCTGCGTGCTGGTGCTGCGCAACGGCTTCACTGTGACCGGCGAGAGTGCCTGTGCCAGCCCTGAAAACTTCGACGCCGAGATTGGCCGAAAGATCGCCCGGGCCAACGCTGTTGAAAAGTGCTGGCCGCTGATGGGCTACGCATTGAAGCAGCAACTGCACGAATCCAAGTAGCAGAACACCAACCCAATACCACCCGCCCTAAACCAGCGGGTTTTTTTACGCCTGAAGGCCAGCCATCGCGCTGGCCTTTGTCGTTTCCAGCCGCCGCGATGTGAGCCACGCAGCGCGGTGTGTACCCCAGTGGCAGCCGGCCAGTGCGAATCGTCAACGCGCTGGCTGTGATCAACGACGGCGGCCGCAAGGCCTCGGTGTCCGACCGCAAACGGAAATGAAGGAAAGCCCAGTGAACCACCCAGCAACGTTCGATCAATCCGAACACGACATCTTGAGCAAATTAGTGGAGAACGATGAGCCTGTGACGGTCGATGACCAGCCGGGCGAAGCAGCAACCCCACCCGCACCTGTTGAGCCAGCCGAGGCAGCGAAGCCCGCTGAATCAGCCGAACCTGCAGCAACTGAAGAGGCCGCAACAAGCGCAGAGCCCGCACAGCCGCAAGGCGATCCCCGTGCCGCCCTGCGTGCATCACGCCGCGCTGAGAAGCGTTTGCGCGATGAGTTGGAGCAGATTCGCAGCGAGAACGAAGCCCTCAAGCAAGGCAAGGCCGCACCTGACGCAAACACAAGCGTGACGGATGCGGAACTGGCCGAGCTGGATGCTGATTTCCCACTGCAGGCCAAGATTGTTCGCCGTCAACGCGAGATCGAAGCCCAGTTGATGCAGGCCAAGCCCCAGGTGCAAGCCGAGTTTGAGGCCCCGAGTTACGACCCGGGCATTCAAGAAGTGATTGATGGGGTGCCTGATCTGGTGGCATGGCAGTACGACCCGGCGCAGCAAGACAAGTTCTTTCGCGCAGTGGAGTACGACAAAGCGCTATCAGTTGACCCTGACTGGCGTGACCGTGATTTCACCGAGCGGTTTGCCGAAGCGGCCCGCCGTTCCAAGGCTGCACTGAGCCCTTCATCCGCTGCGCCCGCAGCAGCAGCACCCGCTGCACCACGAACCAACCCCGCCGCCGTGATTGCTGCCGCCCCGGTCCAAGGACCCAAGGGCATTAGCGATTTCCGGGGTGGGGCACCCGCCAATACTCAAACGGTCAATTACCAGGGGATGTCTGACGAACAGATCATGGCCTCCCTGCCAATGGCTTGACCCGCTGAGACTCCGTTTAGGAATCAAATATGTCCACGACCTCAGTCGGCAAAGGTAACGCCCTGGCCAACAAGCAGTTTTCCACTGCTCTCTCCGCAATGGCTGTCCGTCAGCCTACCCCCATGGCTGCCCTGACTGGCCCCATGCCCACCCATGATGCCGCCATGCGCAAGCTGAAGCAGCAGACCACCACGGAAATGCCAATCGTGCGTGTGGATGAGTTGAGCAAGGGCCCGGGCGACGTGGTGCAGGTTGACTGTGCTCACGTTGTCAAGCTGCGCGCCGTGATGGGCGACCGCAACGCCGAGGGCATGGGCGCTGCGCTGAAGTACAGCTCCAAGGATGTCACCCTTGACATGGCAACCCTGCCCGTGTCGGCCGGTGGCAAGATGACCACACAGCGCACCCCTCACAGCATGCGCCTGAATGCGCTGGCCCAGCTCAAGCGCGCGATTCCCGCATTCCGGTGGCAGCGTTGTTTGACCCTGTTGGCTGGCTCACGCGGCAAGCAGGACGGTACCGACTGGGTGTTGCCTTTGGCATCCGACCCCGAGTTTGTCGAAATGATGGTGAATGCCGTCAAGGCCCCGTCTTTCAACCGCCATTGGGTGGTGAATGGCTCTGGCCTGACGCAAGGCGGCGCGCAACTGGCGTCGATTGCCACGACTGACGGCATGAAGCTGTCGCACTTGGACGAGTTCGCTGCGATCTTCGATGAGATGACCATCAAGATGGCGCCGATTCAGATTCCAGGCGACCCTGCTGCGGGTGATGACCCCATCAAGGGCATTTTGCTGGTTGACCCTCTGGTGTGGGATTCGATCATCACGGACACCACGGCCGGCAACAACATCCGCACGTTCGAGACCAATGCCATGCAGCGGGCTAAGTACGGCGACTTGAGCCGTCACCCCTTGTTCAGCGGCTCTCCGATCATGTGGAATGGTGTGCTGGTTCGCAAGATGCAGTACGCCGTGCGCCACGATGCGGGCGATGCAGTGGCGCACGTCACCGCGGGCAACCGCCTGACCGGCAACGAGACCAATGTGACTGTGGCCGCTGGTTTGAGCACCACGCACCAGGTGTCGCGCTCGGTGTTCCTGAGCGCCCAGGCCTTGGCCATGGTGTCCGGTGCTAATCAGACCTCCGAGGAAACCTACTCGCTGTTGGAGAACAAAACCAACTTCGAGCGCAACCTGGAACTGGCCGGCGAGATCATGGGCACTGAGGACAAGCTGCGCTGGTTGCTGCCCAACGCTGACGGCGATCTGGAAATGACCGACTTCGGTGTGGCGGTTATCGACTCTGTGGTGCGCAAGCGCTCGGTGTAAGTGAATGGTGGGGCCTTGTGCCCCGCCTGACCGGGCAGCGCCCATTCTTTTGTTCAATTTTTAGGAGCCACACATGGCAAATTTATTCGGCCGCAAGGCAAAAGCACCCGCCCTCATGCCGGTTGACGGTTGCGCAATCCAGATCAATGACACGATTGCTCTCACGGCAAACCCAACAGCGGGTGACGTGATCAATTTCCGCTTGCCAGCAGGCATCGAACTGGGCAATCTCAAAATCAAGTGCGGCGACTTGGACACCGGCACGGGCCTTCTGTTCCGCGTGGGCTACGCCCCATGTGATACCGGCTCGTCGCTGGTGGCGGACAGTGTGGCCTTTGCGCCTGCTGGTCAAACCAACGCACACACGGGCACCACCCTGGACTGCAGCTTTCATCCGATCAAGTTTGAAGAGGATGTGTATGTCACGGTGACGATCAATGCAGCAGCGACCGGCTTCACGGCGGGCCTGATCTCCATGATCGCACTGGGTGCGGCCATCGGTCCGAAGTAATCCGCGTTTCAAGCAATCAAGAGGGCTGGCCTGTCATGGGCTGGCCCTTTTTCATTGGAGAACCCCCATGAAAATCAAATATGTCGGTGTGAAGCTGGACGGTGAAACGGCTTTTGCCAATGAATCAGGCGTTGCCCTGTGGCTGGATGGTGACTCGCATGAAGTCAAGGACGCTGTGGCCGCCAAGATGCTCAAGCACCCGGATGTGTTTGCCTTGGATGAAGCCATCAAGGCCCCCGAGCAGGACGAAGTAACCATTGATCCCGCAGATGCCGAGCTTTTGGCCATGACAAAGGATCAACTGCAAGACCTGGCCAAAGCCAAAGGCTTGAAGGTGCACCACAACGCAGGCGTTGAAACCCTGATCAAAGCCATCAAGGCCGCTGAATGAAGGCGCTGAGCCTGCTTTACCCCTACGTGTTGCCCGAGGTGATGGGCGCACCTGAGCCACTGGTAGATCAGGCTCTGCGGCTGGCGGCCCGCGAGTTCTGCCAGCGCACATTGGCCTGGATCGAGTGGCAAGACGCCGTTTCGGCCACGTCGACCAATCGTTTTGAGTTCGATGTGCCGTCCGGTGCGGAGCTGGTCAAGGTGGCACGCGCTGTGGTTGGTAAGACGGAGCTGGGTGTTTTGTCCTACCGGGATGTGCCGTCCGATTGGATGGACCCGGAATCGACCGCGCTGCACAACAAGCTGGTGCACCTGGCCGGCAATGAGTTTCTGGTTTACCCGCTTCCTGCAGAGCCAATCCGGCTGCAGTTGGTATTCAAGCCGACGCTGACCGCATCGTCTGTGGGTGATGAGGTGGTTGATTTGTGGGGTGAAGACATCGCGTGCGGCGCCAAAGCCCGCTTGATGGCCATGCGCGACACATCACACACGGACCTGACCAGCGCATCAATCAACAAGTCCGCATTCGAGGCGGCTATCCATCGCGTTGCGAACCGTGCGTTTCAGCAGCGTTCAGCCCACGTGACCAAGAAAGCCACCCTGTGACCATCACCGCCCAATCCCTCATTGCTCAAGCACAAGAGCTGCTGCAAGACGCGACGGGCGTCCGCTGGCCCGCGACTGAACTGGTGGCGCACCTTAACGACGGGCAACGCGCCTTGTGCGAGCTGCGTCCGGAAGAGTTCGCGGTGACCGCTGCCTATCCTTTGGTGGCGGGCCCCAAGCAGACCACGCCGGCCAACTGCGCCAAGTTGCTCGAAGTCGCACGCAACACCAACGGTGCGGCCGTTCGCCCGGTGGAGCGCAAGCAGTTGGACGCCATTGAGCCGAGTTGGTACACCAAGACCGGCGTGACGACCATCAAGCACACCACGCAAGACGCGCGCGAACCCAGCGTGTTTTACGTCTACCCGCCTGCTGCATTGGGCGCTTCGGTGGACCTGGTGTACGCGGCGTACCCGACGGACATAGCCACCCCATCCGGCCCCGCGGCAAGCACGGTGATCGGCAATCTGAACTGCCCCGATGCCTACAAAAACGCACTGCTGCACTGGGTCATCGCACGCGCCTACATGAAGGATGCCGAGTTCGGCGGAAACGCCGCTTTGAGCGCGGCCCACATGCAACTGTTCAGCGCTGGCGCCGGGGCACCTGAGCCGGCTGTGGCGGACAAAGAGTAACCCCATTAATTTAAGGACCACCCCATGCCCACCTCAACC